GTAAACTCCAATACACATCCGACAAAACGAAAACCGCGATCATTCAATATCTGGCCCCGACAGGGGCTTTGACGATCAATGAGATGCGGGAGATGTTTGGTTTTGGTGCCATAGAAGGCGGCGAGCGTCGCGTGGAGAGCTTGAACTTCGTGGACGTAACGATCAAAAACGACTATCAACTGGGCATGGCGAAGTCTGTGCAAGGAAAGGAGGGTGGGATTAATGATCTTAACGAGGAGAAATAAAATCTGGGAAAGGAGGTGATAACCAAGTGCCAGATAAAATTGAGTACCGGGCAATAGAATTACGCGCGAGTATTACTAACACAGAAGAGGGCCAAACTTGCCTGAAGGTTCTAGACGGAAGGGCTATAAACTTTGACACACCTACCCCGATCTTCCAAGACCATGATGGAACACAGTACTACGAGCAAATTCATCACGATGCTTTAAATGGTGTTAATCTTTCCAACGTGGTCCTGAAATACAACCACTCCGAACACGTGCCTCCCTTGGCTAGTACCAAAGCAGGGACACTAGACTTAAAGGTCGATGAGACAGGGTTGGGGATCACCGCCCGTATGGCCAACACTACCCAGGCCAGCGATATTCATGAATTAGTGCGAACAGGACATCTGGATAAGATGTCTTTTGCTTTTACGGTCGCAAATGATGCCTATGACACGAAAACAAAAACCCGAACGATCTTCAGCTTTGACAAAATATATGACGTTTCTGTCGTGGATTTCCCGGCCTATGAACAGACCTCCGTTAGCGCTAGGAACTATATAAAAGCGCAGCAAGAGACTAGAAACCTTGAGATCCAAAGGCAAGAACAGGAAGCAGAACAACAAAAGCGACAAGCGGAATTAGAAGCTGAAGAAGCTAAGAAGCGAGAGGCCGAGGAAGAACAACAAAGGCAGGAAATTGAGGTACAGGAACAAGAAACCCGAGCGATGCAAGCCCAGGAACAAGAAAAACGTCAACAATTAATCCTTAAAACACTGTTGTAAACGCCCTTCACTTAATTGTAGGGGCGTTATTTATTTGTGCAAATAGAAAGGCGGAAAAGAATGTATAAACGACTTAAGGAAATTGAAAGCCGTAAAACCGAAATTCGAGGAATGATCGAATCGGGGAGTGAGATGGATGTTCCGGCTATCTCTGATGAGCTGGAAACCCTATCGAAGGAAGAACGGGGTATTCTTGGTAAGCTTGAACTGCTGCAAAAAGCTCAGAGTGGACAGATCCCTCTTAAACCTGTAGAAGAACGAACCTATGGGCATGGCGGCTTGTCTCCTGCCGAAGATCAAATGTATGAGGCCAGAAAATCCAAAGACTACCGCAGTGCCTTTTACAAAATGCTCAAGTACGGTAAAGCGAGTTTGTTTGAAGAAGAACGAAATATCTTACAGACAGGTAACGCCCTAGGAAACGGCAGAAACATTTCCGAACTTCGTTTCACCTCGGACGCAGCCAGTGCGGGTGCGGCCATTCCTCAGATCACCCTAGATATGGTCATCCAAAAAATGCTGATCGTCTCTGCCGTTTATCCCTTCATATCTAAGTATAATCTCAAAGGGAACCTGAAAATCCCCTATGAAAACGTGTTCGGGGATGCGGCGTGGACGTCGGAAGGAACCTTGGTGAACCCCGGCAGTGATTCCTTGGGCAGCTTATCCCTATCAGCTTACGACTTGATTAAGACGGTTCAAGTTTCCCGCGTGGTGGAACAACTGTCGATCGATGCGTTTGAATCGTATATCGTAGATAAACTGTTCCGGAAACTGATGGTCGCGATTGAGAACGCAATCCTCAATGGAACGGGCTCGACCAATAAGCAGCCAACAGGCATCATGAATGCGATCACCTGGGGCGGTGGCAATCAAATTATCTATGGTAAAAGTGGCCAAGGTTTAACGGGACTGACCTACGACACTTTTACGCAATTAAAAGGCAAACTCCTTTCTCCGTATCATCCAGGAGCCTATTGGGTGATGTCCAGCAACACTCTTTATTCCGGTGTGTGTGCGATCAAAGATGCTCTGGGCCGACCTATCTTCTTAGAAAACCCTCAGTGGGGGTTAACCACGGACAACAATGATGGTCATCAATCGGATTACAGTAAATCAGCCATCGTCGGACGAATCCTTGGCAATCCCGCGATCATGTCTCCCTATATTCCCGATGGCACCATCCTCTTTGGTGACATGAGATTTTATCACTTCAACCTTAGCGTCGATGTGCTGATTGAAAAATCCTATGAATACGGCTTCGGTTCCAATGATGTCTGGTATAAAGGCTGGCTCTTAGGAGATGGTGGCGTCTCACAACAAGAGGCTTTCGTCATGGCTCAACCGCATGCTTAAGAAAGGGCAAGGTGATCGAGAATGTCAATGGCTCCAATGAATCCCTTCATGGGGGAATTAGTCCAAACAAATGTACTAGGCGTTTCTTGCCCCTGGGTTCAGCGGGTTGATTATCAGATTTCGCCAGTCGCCATAAGTAACACTACCGTTTTAGCTTCCACGACACTTACGGCACAAGTCCAGACGATCGCAACGGGCATCACGAATCCAGACTATCCAAGAAACGTTGTCGCCAAGGGCGCTGTAGCCACCAGCGCAGGGAATGTCATCGTGACGGGCACTGATTTTGCTGGGGCCGTTCTCAGTGAAACGATTGCTCTCAGTGGAACAGCCGTCGTAGCAGGTTTAAAAGCCTTTGCCACTGTTACGCAAATTGCTCTGCCTGTCACCTCCGGCGCGGGGGATGGCGTGAGCGTTGGGTTAGGTTCAAAGCTTGGTCTGCCTTACACGCTAACAAAAAATACAATTGGTAAGGCATATAACAACAATGTGCTCGAAGCCACGAACCCCACGGTGACAGTGGATTCAGTCAACATTTGTAATAACACAGTGACCCTAGCAAGTGCTTTGGCAGGGAATGTAGTGGACATCTACCTAGACGTTCCAGGTTAAGATATGGCGTTACTTGATGATGTCAGGTCTTACCTGAGAATTGACGCAAGCGATACTTCATTTGATGTAGAGATTCAGGATTTAATGGGTGCTGTACAAACGGAACTCATTGACGTAGGGGTAGACCCTACGTTAGTGAGCTCCGCCACCGATCCTCTCATCAAGAAGGCGATTACGACCTACTGCAAAGCCAACTTCGGCTATGACACCGATAATGCCGAGGCATTTTCGAGTTCCTATGAGAAGTTAAAAATCTATCTCATGAATTCCAGCACGTATCAGGCGGTGAGTAGTTCATGAAGTACGATATGCGAAGTAGTATCTCGCTGCAGAGTAGGGCTGGGGCTCAAAATCCAATCGGCAATCAGAGCGAAAGCTATATTAATATAGCTACTTTCAAAGCCGCCTATGTACCCAACAATGGTCGCATGTACGTCGGCGCATCCCAAATGCATACAGAAGCCGACTGTGAATTCCGGATAAGGTACAGTTCACTTCCTCAGCAGGGCATGTACGTGTTATTTAATAACAACCGGTATTTAGTCCAGGTAGCGGAAGATGTAAGTGGCTTGCATAGGGAGACTAGGATCGTCTGTAAGCTAGAAAAGTAGGTGTTGTCGTGTCTGAATCAAGCATTGAAGGCATCGATGAACTAATAGCTAAGTTTAAGGAACTTGAAAATGTTCCTCAAACGATCGTCACTAAAGCCGCCAAAACAGGTGCAAACATGGCGTTGGACTTTGCCCTTGCAAACTTACAGCCCGTTAATGGCGAGTTTTTGGGCAGACAGGGCAAGAAGGAACAGCACCAAGGTGGCGACCTGGAAAAAGCTATGAAGCTCAAGGCCGAAAAATCCTCCAAAGGTAAAAAGGTTTATATGATTGACACAACCTGGTATGCCAAGTTTAAGGACTTAGGGTTCACAACCCGCAGCGGTAAAAAGATAGAGGGTAGCCACTTTCTCAAGTACGCCCTGACAAAACATTATGACGAAATCAGGGACGCCATGTTTGAGGAATTATCCAAGGGCGTTGTTAAGGCGGTGGGGGA